ATAACAGGTACGGTCTCCACAAAATCATTTACACCCACATCGGTGATAAATCATAAAGATGGTGTTGCATATTATAAGAATGGAAACTTGAGAAAAAATCAAGCATCATCAGGTTACACATCAGTAGGTCTATATGATGATGAATACGAAAAAAACGAGGCCAAGAGAAGAATCAAAATCATTTCACCGAATATCATTGGTAATATAGTGAGAAGATTTGAAAAAGTAATGACATCATGACAACAGTTAATGTTCAGCAAGGTGAGCTGACTGTTGATGCATTAACAATAGTTAATCCTGAAAAGGAATCTATTGATATTACTGCATTGACATCTAACATCACAATATTTGAAGCGATAGATAAACCCTTTTTATCTGGTCGTATAACCCTTATTGATGGAATTGATGTTCTAAAGAACTATAAAATAGTCGGTCAAGAATCACTCACAATCAAAATCAGACAAGCAGAAGGTAGAGGAGAATATTCTACACCAGAGTTTTCTCTTGACAAAGTTTTCAGAATTTATAGTGTAACCGATGTCAAAAGACCAAGTCAAAATACGATGAGTTATGTCTTACACTTTATAGACCCCAAGTTCTTTACTTGTCAGAAGACAACAGTAAGTCAAACTCTTCGTGGTTCATATTCAGGTATGTTGTTAAAAGTATTACAAGAATATGCTGGGTTTAAACAACTACCTAAAACTGCATATGATAAGTGGGACGAATCGGAACCAGAACACAATCAGTTCATTATACCCAATTGGAATATAAATCGATTCATCAGTTATGTTTGTGCTAATGCAGAACTAAAAGGAAACAAAACTTTTAAGAACAGTATGTTCTTTTATCAGACAATGAATGGTGAATTTAGATTTGATAGTTTTCAGAGTATGACAGCAAGGGAGTTTCCTTTAAGATTCTCTTACATGCCTAGAAACAGTAAGACGACATCTGAATTAGATGTAAACGCACAAAATGAGGGATTAAATACTCAGATTCTAAACATAGAAGTTCCACAGAGATTCAATACAATAAAAGGTTTAACAAGTGGTGCATATTCATCTAAATTATTAACTTATGATCCTATAAGAAAACTTGAAGAAGAGAATGTATATTCTATATCAAAAGTTTTTGAAAGGGGAAATAATGCAGATGGCCATGTATCGGCATTCCCTATGATAAGAACATCGGATATGGAAACTACATATAAGGCAGAAGAAGTAATATCATCAGAAGAGAGTCCAGAGTTCAATGAAGAGTTTGTTGATTTACCACCAGACGCTTCATATGATTCCAAGAGAGTTTATAAAGTCAATATGACTAATTCATTCTCAGATGAAGCTAAGTTAGTTGATGCTTCAGCCGGCAAATCAATTACGCAACAAAAGGGACAAGAATATAGAGATACAGGTCATTTAGAACGAGCTGCATTGTTATCTCTAATGGAACAAAGTCAAATTAGGGCTACAATACCATTCAGAAGTGATATGACAGTAGGAACAGTTATTAATCTAGACATACCAACAGCTGAAAAGAAAACAGATGACACGCCTGGTGATGAGATGTTAGATGGAAGATACTTAATAGGTAAACTTACATATCGTATCAGTCCACTAGATGGTATGGGAACACTAACTATGCAAGCTATAAAAGAGAGTTATGGTGTAGACATAAAAGAATACAAACCATTATCAAAAAATCCTGTTGGTCCGGAGAAAGAATAATGGAATATTGTTATGGTATAGTAGAAGATAGAAACGACCCTTTAAAGGTTGGTCGTGTTAGAGTTCGTGTTCACGGTTATCATTCAGATAATAAAGGTGCAATAGCAACACCAGATTTACCTTGGTCGCATGTTATTATGCCTGCAACAACAGCAGGTCTTGGTGGTTTTGGTATTCAACACTCTTTAGTAGAAGGCACAACAGTATTTGGTTTCTTTAGAGATGATGATATGCAAGACTTTGTTGTCTTAGGTGTTCAACAAGGTATATCACAACAAGGTTATTTTGAAACTATTACAGATGAACTTTTAGATAGAAGTGTGGATAAAGGTTTCAATGACCCAAGAAGAAAAAAACAATCAGAATATTCAGGTACACATGATGGTTTAAATCCACCAAGTGCGCCTTCAAGACCAAATGAACTTACTTCCTCATTAGATTCAGCACCACAATTACTTAAAGATGCAGGTATCAAATATGGTGGTTCAGGTTCAAAGAGAGAAGAATTTACAGAAGCAGACAAAGAATTACCATACTATCCTATAGTTAAAGATGCATCAGATATGAATGTATTTGCAACAGCTGATGCGAATTATGACTCTAGAGATTTAAGTGAATACATTCCAGGCAAAAAAACTACGATATCTTATCTTCAAGGTTCTTCTGCTACAAGAATGGATAAAGAGGTTACTGGTGCAAAATCAAATGCAACACCTATGTATCCTTATAACAAGGCATTGTATACTGAGTCAGGTCACATAGTAGAACTAGATGATACTAGAGGCAATGAAAGAATATCAGTAGAACATAGAACAGGAACTTTCTATGAGATAGATGCAGAAGGTAATCAGATTCATAGAGTAGTTAATGATAATTATACAGTTATATGCAAAGATGATGAAGTATACATTGGTGGAAAAGTAAATGTTAATGTTATGGGTGATGCAATGATTAAATCCAGAGGCGATGTATCTGTCATATCATATGGCGATGGTAAGATAACCACCAGAGGTAAACTTGATATACATTCAGGCGATGATATTAATATCTCTTCTGCTAAAGTAATCAAATTAAGCGCAATGGAAGTTAAGAATAACATCGGCTAATGATATGTCAAGTGAAACATCGACAAAAATAGATCCAGAAAGCAAAGTTAAACCGTTAAGCGAAGAAATTGCAGATAAACTCCCTTGTCCTGAGGGAGATATGTTTACTTTACCGACAGTAGCAGATTTGACAAATATGTTTGCTGAAATAGCTCAATTGCCTGGTAAACTTGATGCTAAAATCTTAGAGATGAAAGCGGAAAAGGAAAAGGAGATTGTTGAATTAAATGAACAATTAAAGAATCCAGACTTAACAGCTGAAGAAATAGCTGCTATAGAAGAACAAATTAAAGAGAAAGAAGATTACATTGAAAAAGTAATATTAGGTGAACTAAAAGAAGAAATCGATAAAGTCATTGAAGATATTACAGGATTTGTAGATACTCTTGCTAGTGCTTTAGACCCATTTTGGACAAAAGAACAAACTCGTAATTGGCAGAAAGAAGCGAGAGACGCCTTTGCAGAATTATTACAAGAGTTCCATACATATATTCCAACAAAGATAGCAGAACTTATTGGTAAGTTAATTCCAGCTTTACCTACTATTAATGTTTTGGGTCTAGAAATCGATATCATAAAATTAGTCGCTTCTCCTTCTTATCAAAAAGAACTACAAGCACAGATTGGAGGTTCGCAATTCGTAACTCAAATAAAGGACATAAAGAAACAACTTGCTGAATTAAATGAAAAAGGAAAGAATCCAGATTTAACAGATGAAGAACAAGAAGCTATACAAGAAGAAATTGATAAACTACAAGAAAGTGTTGTTGATTTAGAAAAATTAAGAGGCGAATGGATTGATAAATTCTTCATGCTTATTCCAGAAGAGTTTAGACTATTTGATGGTGAGTTTGGTGTTGTGGATCCAGATGCAAAAGCAAAACTAACTTGGAAATATATAAAAACCGAAATCAAAGAATGGATACAGAATTGGTATATGAAAGCATTTGAAAAACTAATCGGCATCTTTGATAAGATTTGGTCTTTGTTAGGTTTACCTGATTTACCTATTTCAGAATTACTTGATATTATGTCTCTGGACATAGGCGCATTGATAAGGGCGCAAATTGAAGTTATAAAAACAAAATGGAAAAGCACAAAACTCGCTAAGAAAAGGCAAATCAAAAAATTAGATGAAGAGATAGAAGAATTAAAGTTAGCGTTGGCTGCTGATGATATTAGTATAGATGAACACATAAAGTTCTCAGAAGAATTAGATGAGAAAATTGAAGAGAAGAAGAAATTAGAAGAAGACTTATTAAAAGAAAAGGATAAATTTCTATCAGATGTTAAAGATGCGGTGGGAGGAATTAGTATCTTTGGTTTTGATATTCTGAAAATGATAGGTGGTGAAATCGTATCAACTGCTGAGTCATTGGAAGAAGAGATTGCTGAGATTTGTATGACATTAAAAGATTTCAAAGCGAATTGGCATAAGAAGATAATGTTTGAATGGGTAACGATAATTAAGAAGTTCATTAGTGCAATAGGATTGGGAGCGATATTCGACTTTATGTTCTTAACATGGTGTGACTTCTTAAAGATAATTGGTATGCCTATGGGAGTTAATATTTCTCTACCTGCAATTGCAGGTGTTATCTCTACTGTTCAAAAGAAAACTGAGAGTCATGCCAACACAGGTCAATCTAGTGGTAGTGATGAAGGGATTGCATATGCAACAGGAGATGGTGAAAGAACAGCATATTCTGTTAGTAGTGGAACAGGAACAGTTCACGCATTTGTAACCGCAGGAACAATTCCAGAAGGCCAAGAGAACGCAGGTGATCCACTTGTCACTGAATATGAACACGGAAGTGGAGTAACGATTTCAGGAAATACAGTAACCTTTACTACAGCACCAGCTATAGGAGCTGCTGTTTCTATAATTAAGATTTAATTTAGTCGCAAGAGAAGTATAAATAGATATATGGCTACAAGAGATTTCACAAAAACTAATTCCATAAATGATGCAAACAAGGAATCGTATTCAGATTTGGACATTATGTTCACAGCGCATCCAGTATCAAATGATGTGACTACAAAGAAAGATGCAGATGCAGTAAAAAGGTCAGTGAGAAATATCCTACTTACAAATGATTATGAAAGACCATTTAAACCCAATTTTGGTGCTAATCTTAGAGGTAAATTATTTGAACTTCAAGGAATTGGAGCTAAAAAGAGAATTGCAAGCGATATAAGAGAGGCCTTAAATGCACTTGAACCTAGAATAAGAAATGTTCAAGTTAAAATTGGAGAAAATAACAGAAACAATATAGATGTCTTGATTCAATATACTATCATAAATGGTTTAGGAAGAGACTCCGTAGACTTTACAGTAACAAGGGTACGATAATGGCAATAAAAAGTTCACAAATAAACGCAACAGATTTAGACTTCGATACTATTTCTGATAACATAAAAACATATCTTAAAGGTCAAGACAAGTTTAAAGACTATGACTTTGACGGTTCAAGTCTGAATGTCATAATAGACATGTTGGCATATGCAGGTCACATTGGTGGTCTGAATACTAACATTGCAGCTTCAGAACTGTTTTTAGATTCAGCACAGATAAGAAAGAATGTAGTTTCTCGTGCTAAAGATTTAGGATTTGTTCCTGCATCAGAGAAATCATCATCCGCTCAGTTAGAAGTTAAGATGGTTAATATTAGAAATGCAGACCAAACTATTCCGACTGCAAATGATATGACAATGCCTAGAGGCCACAACTTTCAAACTATCTATGATGGCGTAACTTATAACTTTGTTAATTCATCAACAGTTGTCCCTTCAAGAGATAATACAACTTTCACATATCCTACAGTTGATGTTATTCAAGGACAATACATAACAGATAAATTTATATTTGATAGTCAAATTAAGAATTCAAAATTCGTATTATCAAATGCAAGAGTTGACAGGTCAAAACTAGAAGTAGAAGTCAATTCAAATGGCGTAGTATCCAAATATTCACTATCGACAGATGTATCAACAATAACAAGTTCAACTAAAGTTTTTTATGCACAAGAGAATGAAGAAGGATTCATTGAAATATACTTTGGTGATAATGTCTTAGGATTGGGTTTAAAAGATGGTGACTTAATTAATGCAACATACATTACTGTAGACGATATTCATGCTGATGGTGCAAAAATATTCTCTATGGCTGATGCAATTATGGGGTTCGCAAATGGAACTATCACAACACTTGAAAACGCATCAGGTGGTGCAGAGAAAGAATCAATAGACTCAATTAAATTTAAAGCAACAAAGTTCTATACATCACAAAATAGATTAGTCACATTGAATGACTATAAGGCGAAAGTGAGTGAATACTATCCAAACGCAGACGCTGTTGCAGTATGGGGTGGCGAAGATAACGATCCACCACAATATGGTAAAGTATTCATATCTTTGAAACCACAAAACTCAGATTATTTATCAGAGAATGAAAAAACACTAGTGACAAGTAAACTAAATCAACTTAACATGTTGACTGTTAGACCTGTGATAGTAGATGCAGAGATAGTTAAGATTCTAATCACATCAGTTTTCAAATACAATAATAAAGAAACAACATTATCATTGGGAGAAATAGAGACATTGGTAAGAAACGCAATAGTAAACTTTGAT